TCTGAATTCCTGTAATAACTGCTTGGGCTCCGACAAAGCCCTTGATCATTGAACCCACATTAGAAGCGACCTGTCTGGTTCCACCAGCAATACTAGTCTTGATTATTCCTCCAAACCCTTTTGCGACAATACCAAAGTTTTTCATTGAATCATTGCCGTTCTTCAATTCCACTATTGCCAGTTTTATCTGCTCCTTGTAATCGCCGACTGTCATTTTCGCCTGCACATACGCATCGCGATTCCTTTTTATATAATTAGTGTTCTGATTTATTGCCGAATTCAATTGCTGACGTATCTTCCCTTCTTTATCTTCCGCATCTGTCAAATCCTTCACTGCCTGACGTAATTGCTTATTTACGGCTTCAGCTTCAGCAATTGAATGGACTTCTTGTTTTGAAAGCTGTATCGCCTGTTCTGTAGTCAGTTTTTGTTTTTTCTGTTCCTGATTCAGTAGTTTTTGCTGGCGTAGACGCTCTGTCTGCGCCTTCTCAAGTTTCAATTCAGCTTCAGCATTAAGTTTCTTTGCTTTTGCGTCCTCTTGCGCATTCTTTACCGCCTGTTTGGTTACTTCATTAACTTGCTTAAGTGATTCCTTGTATTTTTGTTGCAAGTCGGCAAGTTTATTCTGGGTATCATGTAGTTTTTTTACTGTCTGCTCGTATTCCTTGCTTTTTTTATCCAATTCCGACAAATTTCCAGGACTTGCATTGATTTGAATCGCCAGTTTCGAAGCAAAATCCGCATAACTATTGGATGTTCTCTTAAAATCATCATCCAATGTTTTCAAATCCTTAGAAAGTTTTTCAAGCTTTGTAAATATACTGGACGAGATTTCATCCGTGATTTTAAATTCTGCTCCTGCCATAGTCTTTTCGTAAGTTTTGGGTGATACATGACTTCATGCACCTTCTAAGAGCAAAGATAGTGATTAATTCATTATTAGAAAGATAAGAAAATAAAAAAGAGAAGCAAAACCTTCTCTTTTTTCAATAAATATTCTCTCTAAAGTGAAAATATTAATCAATCACCATGTAACAACATCTTCTATTTCTCCATTCCTTACAGTACATCTATAATGGGTACGGACCATAGCTCCAAAACTATTTTGCGAGTCAACATAGGATTGAATTATAATTGATCCATCAGAGTTTATTTTATATTTTGTTTCATCATCTCCATCATCTGCAAATTTCGCAGATGATGGAGATTTTAATATTTTTTTTATACCGTTCTTAGCATCTCTGAACGCCTGCGAAACTACATAAGAATTATTATTAGAACTTTCCCTTTTATTAACTCTAAAATAACCACCAGTATACAATAATAAAACAGTAATTAAAGAAATAAAAATAATTACACTTTTTGCATAAGTTCCTTTAGAAAGATTTATCAATAGATTATCTTTTAAAAAACGCATAATAACAGTCCTGCCCATAAACAAGACTATAGCAGTTGCTAATAAAAAAACAACAGTTCCTATTGTCATATCATACTTTTTTTATATAGTTATAATAATTTGGTTATTTTCAGCAAAGTAATATACTTTTAAAATCAAATCAAAACATTACGACACATTTGTTTGCAATTTAGAATATTGTCTAAATAAATTATAAACATAGCATTTCAATCTTCATGTTTAAATTTCACCTTCTCACTTCTTTTCCCAGTGCATACAATCAGTTTGAGATGCTTGCCGTATATCCGTTCAAGTCTATTATTTTGTTCTTTCATTTTTTGAAGTATAATTTCAAGTTTATCTATTGTTTTCATAGTCTTTTTATTTGTGTTGCGAATCGCAACTGTTATGGATGTAAAGAGTCTGCCACCTCGTAAAATAAGGTGGGAAAGACTTGATTAATATGTAAGATTTAAATTAGGCTATTTTCATCAATTTTCCGTCACGTTTGCCACCAAACAGGTAATTGATGTATGCAAGCCCTTTCTGTGTGCATAGCACAACCATCACGACAAAGCCCGGATGATTATCTCTTGGGATAGGCTTTTCTTTCATCTCAAAGTAGCCTGCATCAATATATTTCTGTTTTGGCTCATTCCTGTTAGCAAAGAATACTCCTGCTTCACGAAGCTTCTTGAACAAGGTATTTCGTCCGAATGGTAAGCCGAGTATCTTGGCAGCCTGTCCTATATCACATTTGCCTTCCATCGCAAAGGCTTTGTCGGCAAAGTCAGCTTTGGGCTGGAGCTTGGAATTTTGCTGTTCAAGATACTTAATCTTTTCCTCCGCAATCTCTATACGTTTCTGTAGAATCTGCTGGGAGCGCATCAAGATGTAATCATCATCCTTTAGTAGGGCTTCCCGTCTGTTGAACTCATTGATGAATCTTTCCTTGAACTCTCCGGCTTTTGCCCCAGTGTAGCCCATGACAAGGAAACTAAAACCGTCCTTTGTCATTTCATAAGCGGTCTGTTCTCGATTTCTACTATCGATGTAGGTAATAACGCCAAAATTGGCGGCATTAAAACTCGCTGAGCATGAAAGACTTTCAATGTCTCTGACTACTTTACTATGTTCTTTCCCGAACACTTCCGCAACAAGTAACGAAGTAGTCACATCGTTGCCGTTGCTGTTTTGAAATACTAATTCTGCCATAATCTGTGAACATTTAAGATTATAAGAAATTATATGTGGCAACTTTATCAAAAAGAAAGCGGTTGCACTTTACGCTGTTCACAGATGGCGCATTCGCTACGAGAGCAAATACTATAATCTTACGTAAAGGCAACCGCCAATATCCAATAAGGGCATAAAAAAACCCATGTATGATATGAGCAACTTAACCGCTTGCTTAACGTAACGAATGCAATCGTCATCTGTGAACGGTACAAAGTTACGCAAACTTTCCATACTACCAAACGAAAACAATATTTTTTTGAAGGCTGCGTCGGCAAAGTCAGCTTTGGGCTGGAGCTTCTCTATCTTAGCATCTTTCTATTCGATTTGCTTTTTCTGTTGCTCCGATTCAATACGCATCCGTTCTTTCTCCTTTTCAGAAGCTACCAAAGCCTCCAATGCTTCAATGTAGGTGCTAGGAGTTTGAAAATTCCCGTTTTGTTTGTCCCTTTCCAATTCTTCCCAACGATCTATAATCTTTTCCCTGAGTTTTGCATCGTATCCGCTGGCAAGGATTAGGCAACCTTTCTTTGTAAGTTCATAACAAGGTCTTTTCTCACCCTTTTTATCGGTGTATTCAACCTCCACAAAATTGTGGGCGTTTACTCCTTGATTAAGTAAGTTTCTGATGTCACGTAAGATAGCATCATGTCGCTTTCCAGTGAGTTCAGCTATTTCAAGTGAACTCATCGTTTCTTTGTATAAAATTAAATCTGTCATAACTTGTAGCATTTAAAAGTTATTTATGAAGGCAATAGGCAAACAAAAAGCGGTTACCATATACGCTGCTACAAGTTGATAGTCTACCCCGAAGAGCACACAATAACTTACGTATAGGCAACCGCCAATATCCTAAAGTATGAGCATAAAAAATACCCATATAAAATATGAGCAACTTAACCGCTTGCTCTGCGAGATAGATAATTCTATCAACTTGTAGCACTACAAAGGTACAACATTTTTTCAAACAAACAAATAATGAAAATATATTTTTCATTGTTATTTTCACACGCATAATATCCATCTTTCTAATGACTTTCAACACGCCACAATATGCCTTACCTGTAATTTCTGCAATTTGCAGTGAACTTATTGTTCTTTTTTCGCCATTTTCCCCATCAATAGGTACTAACTTATTAAAATTTTCCATATCTTTGCGATATAAAATTAATATTGTTCCCCGTTGGCGGCTCAGTCACTTCCGCCTCCGGGGATTTATTTTGACTGATTGTAGCAGGTGAGGAATCGAACCCCATTGTGCCATTATTCACTCCTGCTTTCCTTCCTTATACTATCTATACCGTACCCTATCCCTCACCTACCTAATATTTAATTAGGAAGCTGGGTTAACATTCAGACTACATAATATATAACTGAATGTTTGTGCTGATTATACAGTTCCGCCCTCACCTGCCTAAGAGTCTTATCTCTTAACTTGTATCTCGGTCTCTTGTCAAAGTGGTAAAATCTTTGTGAGTTGCCTGTCGTTGGTACGTGGAACGGAGCAGGACATTACAAGAGTTATAATCAACAGAAGAGCCTTTTTATCTCACGGCTGTCATTGGTTTAATCCAAAGTTCCGCACGGTGGGCACTGATAGAACCGATT